ATCTCACAGGGCAACGAGAGCGGCTGGGAGGATGCCGTATGGTTCGGACTGTACTCGGTGCCGCACCGGGCATGGGGTTGCACGGTCATGCTTAAGTGCGGGGCGTTGTACCGGGGGTTACCGCTGCACGCATTGGCGTTTACCAATGGGACGAGTGAGCCGTGGACCCTGGGAGACGCACAGAGGTGGGACTGTTTCGGCTGGAACTTTACCACTATCGAGTACGACTATCTGCGCGAACTGGATTGCCAGGTGTGGCTGGCTGGTAAGCAGACTTGGATGCGTGGAGCCTATATGTTCACCGCAGAACCATACGGGGACGGGTACAGCCTGGAGCCGAGTCAAACCAAGTCGCACCACTTCATTGAGCTTGCCAATGGAAGGATTGCCTGCGTGCCGGGCAACAACGTTTTATTCACGGAGGCATCGTTCACAGGCAAGAATGGGGTTGTCAAGCCGACATGGCTGAAGGTACAAACACAGGTCTTCCACGCAGAAGAACAGGCGTTTGATGGCGTGGTCGGAGAGGAGACAGCGTGACCGTATATCAGGTAGCCAGGCTGGAGGTTGAGGCGCTCAAGGAGTTTATCGACATGGGCAACTGCCGTCCGGGCGGGTTGTTTGATTCGGAATGTTCTCCCCTTTATTGGGTCATGAACCAGATGATGTACGACAAGTTTCAAGGCAATGGTTGGGAACTAAATCTAGTTACAGGGAGGTTCGAGAAAACATGACAGAAGATCGCATGGCATGGTTGGCGGACATCCTGGCGCGGGTGCGCCGGGGGTTGGCCAGCCATAGAGACAAAATAAATCACGCCGAGGCGCACAAGGTTCGCGAGATTATCGCAGACGTTGACGCGGCGGCACTCATCACAAAGGAGATAAGGAATAATGAACACACAGGAAGCAGTAGCGCAAGTACTAACTGACCGGGTCAGCGCGACCGAGGACAACATCAAGGTGCTGGAGGCGAGGCTTGTCGCCGCAGTCCAGACCATCCAGCAGATGCGCCATGAGATCAGCATCGGGCGGATCGAGCGCACCAAGGCCAACGAATCGGAAGCAGCGCGGGTCGTGGCCGGAATTCGTGACGAGCGGGAGATCGTGGTGCCGGAGGCGTTGAAGATCGCCAAGCCGAAGATTAGGAAGGGAAAGATGAAAAGCGGTGGCGGCAACAGGACAAGACAGATCGTCCTGAAACGTTGGGGGCTATGGCGCATCCAGTACGAGCAGGGCTACACCACCAGGCAGATTGCCAGCGCATGGAAGTGCAACCGCTCTTCGATTGATTATGCCCGTGAGCATAACTGGGGGGCGGAATGAATGAACGCACCCATCTCGACCTTTTCTCAGGCATCGGAGGATTTGCCTTGGCAGCCAAATGGAACGGGTATAGAACCGTTGGCTTCTGTGACAACGAACCATACTCCCAGGCCGTCCTCAAGAAGCACTGGCCGGAAGTCCCGTGCCACAAGGACATCAGGGAAGTACGAGGCGACCTATACGCAGGAGTCACTCTTCTCACCGGCGGATTCCCCTGCCAGCCATTCAGTGTTGCCGGGAAGCAGCGAGGCAAGGACGACAACCGCTATCTCTGGCCGGAAATGCTCCGAGTCATACGCGAGGCAAGGCCAGCTTGGATCATTGGTGAGAATGTTGCTGGAATCGTCAACCTGGCACTCGACACGGTGTGTGCTGACCTGGAAGCGGAAGGTTACGAAGTCGAACCGATCATTATTCCAGCTTGCGCCGTCGATGCACCGCACAGAAGGGATCGGGTCTGGATCATCGGTAAATATGTGGCCGACCCCATGTGCAACGGAAGGAAAGGATTGCGGGAACAAGTGGGAAACATTGGCAAGGTTATGGAAGGGAGATCGGATTCAAAGGTTTATGGGATTTCATCGTTTGCCAGAGACCCGGCAAACGAAAAAAGCGACTCTGAATCCTTCGTGGGTCGAGTGGCTGATGGGATACCCAATAGGACACACCGACTTAAAGGATTGGGAAATGCCGTCGTCCCGCAAGTCGCGGCGGAAATCATCCGAAACATCAACATCATAATGGAGCAACCATGAAACTCTGGACCAACCAAACCAACTCAATCCACAAGGTCGACGACTCAATGCTGTTCCCGCGCAACACCTATGTGTTGCCGGATGAACTGACGGGGCCGACTTGGGAAGATTCCATACCATGCCCCCACAAGATCAAGCCGTACTATCCCGGCCGTGCGACCGGAGGGGCGACGGCGGTGTACCGAGCCGGAGCCATCGGAGATGCGATCATCACGACCGCCTTCGTGCATTACCTAGTCAACGAATCGGGCGGCTGCGTGGATGTCTACGCACCTGCCAGAAACCTGCCGCTCTATGCGGGACTGGGTGCCAAGCTATTCCCGCTGCCGCCCACGCTTGAGGCTTGGGATAGCTACGATGCGCACCTTCCCACGGACGACCTGTTCAGCGGTCAGGTTGGAAATACCAAGCTGGGTACCGGCCCCGGCAACTGCTACGACCGCATCTACACCTGGATGAATGCCGGAGATGTAGATCCGAAGTATAAACGTCCACACCTGTACCTTATCGAACCCGACCACAAGGAGCTTATGGAGATGGGCAAGTGGCCGATCAAGGGCGACTACTTTGCCTACCATGTCTCTAGTTCCGGGCCGACCCGCACCTACCCGCCTAAGATGGGACAGGATGCGGTGCTGGCGTTGCTTGAAGCGTTCCCAAACCACAAGGCCGTCATCATCGGGCTGGATAACTCCAACAACTTCAAGGTGGATCATCCCAGAGTGATCGACCTATTCAACACAACCAAGCAGTTCCGCTCGCTGTTCCCGATTGTCAGCGGAGCCGACTTTGTGGTCGCACCAGACAGCAGCGTCAACCATGTGGCCGCCGCCTTCGACACGCCTTGTGTGTCGCTCTGGGGTAGCTATCACCCAGACGACCGGATGACCTACTACCCAAAGAACATCTCGGTCTTCAAGCCTGACACCTGCCCGCACGCTCCGTGCCGCCCTCATGCGGGTCTACCGCAGCAGAAGTGCAAGGACGCGACAAACAAGCTTCCAAAAACCCAGATGTGGTGCAATGCCCTACGCAACATCACCGCCCAAGACATCGTCGAAGCGGCGAAGAAGGCGATGGAGTTGGAGGGATAATTTAATCCGGCGCATGGTGTGCGGAGAGATTCCGCAACGGGAAGTCCTCCTAGTGTGTTCTCCCCTTGAAACAAAGCCGGATTGTTTTTATTATGAATCGATGCCCCGAATGGTACGCAAGGAGATCTTGCGGCTGGCCACGAAAGTTCGGCCATTTGAAACAAAGGGGCATTATACTTTGCATTAGACCAACTAATAGGCACACCGAACATCCTTGCGTCATGCGATCCTGATGTCATTGTGCTGGGAAATAAATGAACTTTCAAGCTAAGACATTGCCATGATGTACGACAAGCATGGCAACCGCCCGACCAAGGGCGCAAGAAGCATCGACTACGACGACACGGTGTTGATCGCCAAGTGTGGTCCGATCAAGTTTCACCATTGGGCCAGGGAAACCGCCGACCCGGACACATGGAGCGAGCCGGAGACAGACTGGCACCGGGAATGGAAAACTTACTTCCACAAGGACAACGTAGAGAAGTCAATCGAGGTGGACGGCATCAAGCACCGCATGGACGCGAGGATGTATGTAGGAGGGGTTCGTCATGCCATCGAGTTCCAGCACAGCCCGATCAGCGTTGAGGAGATCCAGCAACGCGAGGCTGGCTACGTCAACATGGTCTGGATCTTTGACTGCATCGGCAAGGAAATGCCAAGCAATCATGTCGGGGATGGCATCATCAGGATATGGTGGAAGAGGCCGCGCACGTCTATCCTGTGGTGCAACCAGCCGGTGCTGCTGGACATTGGCGATGCTGGCGTTTACCAGCTCATTTCAATGCCTGAATATGAAAATGATTTTTGGTATGGACGGCATTGCCACAAGCGTGAGATGATCGAGACGCTAACGAGCGGCACGTTTTCACAATCAACGAAAGCACTGGAACAACTAATCAAGGAGGGCGCGGCATGACACAGGAAAAGGTGATGGATCTGATGAAATTTTTGGGGGAAGACTGCGTGCTTTTGCCCATACCTACCGGCGAGAAGAGGCCGATGGATGCAGGCTGGCAGAAGACAACCCCGGCGGCTGCGAGGAAGCCGGAGCATCTGCGCCGACTTGAGGCTGGAAACATCGGGGTGTTGCTCGGCAAGGCTGGTGGCGGGCTATGCTCGATTGACATCGACAGCGACGAGTCTGCGGAAGAGTTTGCCAAGCTGAACCCAACCCTGACCAAGACGCTCCAGACAAAGGGAGCCAGGGGCAGGAACTTCTGGGTCAGGATCGAGGGCGAGTTTCCGCCTCTGGCCAAGATCACCGATTGGGGGGAATGGAGGAGTGACGGCGGGCAGACGGTGATCTGGGGCAAGCACCCGACAGGTGGCAATTACAAATGGATCGTGGTGGAGAAGCCGATCACGATCAAGTTCTCCGACATTGTGTGGCCGGACCATCTGGACCTGCCTTGGAAGATCAAGGTGGACAATGCCTACAACGACCTAGTCGAGGAGTTTGGCAAGCCGTGGAAGGAGGTCAGGGACAAGAAGGAGCGGGAGTTCATCGTCAGCCTTAACCAACCCTTCTGGGCGGGTAAATACCAGCACGACCACCGGGTACTATACGAACCGCAGGAGCAGGACTTTTACGAATACGAGGGCGAGCGCGGGATATGGCGGGTCAAGTCGGAGGATGCCATCAAGCAGGAGATCAGCCGCGACATCCTGAAGTTCAGCCGCGAGCAGAACAGGCCGGAGATTGAACACATGAGATCGGACAACTCGCTGGCCGGAATCGTGCGCCAGCTTCGCGGTATCGTGGAGCATCGGGATGCCTTCACCCTGCACCGCATTCCAGGTGTGCATTGCTCCAATCGTTTCATCAAGTTCGAGGCGGGCGCAATCGAGGAGCATGAGTTCAGCCCTGACTTCTTCTCGCGCAATCAATGCCCGGTCGAGTTCAGGGGGTTGGATCTGGTGCCGGAAAGGTTTTTGAATGAACTGGCCGTGCCAGCCATCCCAGACCCCGATGACCTGCTCCTGTTCCAGAAGTATCTTGGGATGTGCCTGTTCGGGCGCAACATCATCCAGAGGTTCATGGTGCTGTACGGTCAGGCGGGTGGCGGGAAATCAACCCTGCACAACGTGGTTCACCTGCTTTCGGGCAAGGAAAACATGGCGCAGCTACGCACCCAGCACCTCGACAAGCAGTTTGAGCTTTACCGCTACCGCGCCAAGACGCTCCTGTCCGGCGTGGACGTGCCAGGGAACTTTCTGCAAATGGGCGGAGCCAAGGTCATCAAGGGACTGACCGGCGGGGACGTGCTGGATGCGGAAGGCAAGGGGATCAACGATGGTTATCATATCGTTGGCAACTACAACATCATCATCACGGCCAACGAGAAGCTGCGGGTCAGCCTGGAGGGGGATGTCGAGGCTTGGAGACGCAGGTTGCTTTTGCTGGAGTTCAACCAGCCACCGCCCGCAAGGAAGATCGACCGCTTTGCGGAGAAGCTGGTGGAGGAGGAAGGTCCGGCCATCTTGGCTTGGGGTCTTCGCGGCTTCCTGCTTCTCCAGAAGGACGTGGACGAGACTGGCGACATCCGACTGCCCGACTCCCAGGCCAAGCGTATCCATAACCTATTGGCAGAATCAGAGTCGGTTGACCACTTCATCCATGACCGGGTGGACAAGGTGAAAGGATCGGATGTCACGATGGAGGAGTTTGTTCAGCTATACGGCCTGTATTGTGCCGAGAAGGGCTGGAGGCCGCTGTCCGGCTCCCGCATGAGTCATCTCATCAGGGACAAGATGCTGGAGCTTCGCCAGAGCAATATCTCCAACAGCGTCAGGAAGTCCAAGAAGGGCTTCAGAAACATCCATGTGCAGGGTCAGGAGGAGGAGGGCTATGCCGATGCTGGATTCTAAGAAGCTGGTTGGTAATGTCGGCGGGGCTTGGGTCAGGGGTACGCCGACCAAAACGACCGCCAAAGGCGATGAGTACCGCTGCCCAGCTTGCGCCCAGGGTGGCGGGGATGCGGGTGGTCAGCACCTTATAGTGTTCAAGGACAGGGCTACCTTTGCCTGCGCCGCCTACCCAAATGACCTAAATCATAGGAGAATTATATGGAATCTAGCCGGGGATAAGAACAAGGGCAGGCCGGAGCCTATTGTACCAAGAAAGGTGGAGCAGAAGAATACCTTCATAGGAAAGCACGTAATGGACATGGAGAAGGTGGCCAAGGAGGTGAGGGAGAGGGATGCGGATCTTGTCGCAGCAAGGAAGAGGAGGGAGGCGGAAGCCAAGCGGCTTGCTAAAGTGACTATTAAAGAAACACAACATATAGACGCTAAATGCGACAAAGAGCGGTTTGGGACGTTTGGGACGGTTATTTTGAGTTCAGCTAATATGCCCCCACCCCCTAATAAAGAAACTACTACCATAAACCATGGTGGGGGGTATGCTCCGATGACATACGAAAAGGCATCCCAAACGTCCCAAGTTAGGCCGACTATGCCCATGGGTGCTTCGCCCATGCCGGAAGGGTATTGCCGTACCTGCTGGAATAAGTGGGGTAAGATGGTCAGGGAATATGAGGACATAGGCTGCGAGGTTTGTGCGGCCAAAGAAGCCGTGTTGGTGTAGCCCTTTTAGATCCACCCGCTTGTGCTAAACTGTGGGAATGAAACGCCCCGGCCTCTATGCCAATATCAACGCCCGCCGTAAGGCTGGCACATCCCGTCCCAAGTCCCAATCCACCATTTCACCCCGCACTTGGCGCATGATGAAGGCCAAGAAGGGCGGCTTTCGTGAAAAGCCCTCGCGTTGACCTAGCTTGGGCGTATATAGAGCTTCTTCTTACGGAGAACTCCCGCCTGCATCAGACCATAGGCAAGGTGGACCGACTCTGTGGTGACATATTAGCTGACTGCTCCCGCGAGGTATACGAGGCGAACATGGTCAGCCTTACAGATGACCTAGAAGACTTGGGAAAGTTCCTTGAAGTACACCAAGAAAAGATTAAACTATTGGCAGGAGCGTTAAACCAATGAGACAATCACCATGCAATAGGCCGGTGCGTACCCCTGGAGGGTCAAAGAAGTTTAAGGTAAGGGCGTGCGCCAATGGCAAGTCCAAGACCATCCGTTTCGGAGATCCCAAGATGACCATCAAGAAGTCCATACCCGGACGGCGCAAGAGTTTTAGGGCTAGGCATCGGTGCGACAGCAATCCTCCTGGCAAACTGACTGCACGCTACTGGAGTTGCAGGAAGTGGTAAAACAAGGCACCAGGATACCGTTTAATCGAGCGGAGATGCCGCTAGAAGCGAGGATTGATGGCAAGCAGGTAGACCATACCTCCCAACGCAAGATACCGGCTATAAAGCGCAAAATCCCAGAATCTCTAGGCAACCGTGCCTGCTGCGTCTCTATTGGTCGCTAGGCTACCGTTCTTTATATATCCCTTATAGGACATTCTTTATACCGCACTTATAGAGCCACCAACCTACCGTTTGTTCTGCTCCCGCCACTTTGCCCAACGCTCCCGCTGAATGCGTGATACGTTTTCGTAATGCTCCCGTGGAAGTTTGCGAGCTTTCTGCGGCCCTTTAACGCTCCCGCCTTTTCTGCCAAGGGTGGACAGATACTCTTTTATGATTTGTTCTTTTGTCATTTTTTATCGACTCCTTATAAGCCAAAGTACCGTTTATAGGTCAAACCAAATCGCCACGCTACCGATTATTGGTGGATGGCGGACTAGGCGAGAACCGGCAAGGGGTAGAACCTTGGCGGATATTGGTTAAACTTCTTCGGTGCTTTCCTCGTCAATTCTAAATGATGTCCCGTCAAGCTCCTCCCATTTTTCCAACCCAATACCATCGGCAATTAGGTGTGCTTCTTTTTCGCTTTCTGCATTTATTTCAATTTGATAATACTCGGTTCGCTCTCCGATTACTTTATACTTTTTCATTATGTGTTCCTTTTCTTAATCATCCCCGCCGCCAAGATTGCCCAGGCTTCGGTTCCGTTTATCAGGTTCGACCCTATCGGGTCCCACCTCCGTCCCCCTCCGTGACGAGGGGGAACGAGGAAAGACTTATTTCCGACCGATAAACATCGCAAACGCAACCAAGATCCCGCCCAAAATTAAGCCGTGGGCGAAGTAAACGGCTCCGTGTATTTCTGCGATCATATTTGTGTTTCCCTTCTTTTAGTTTTTATCTGCAACCGCGCCGGTTTTACGCTTCGCGTTCCCGTGCGGTATAAAGCCGATTATGATTGAGCGTTTCGCAAGTTGGCACAAACGACACCTGGAACAGGTCATTCCCTCGATCCTTTGAGCGGGACATACCACAACTTTCCGCCCATCCGGGGTCACGGTGTTCTCCTCGACTCCGGGCGGCAGAATAGTGGCAACCGGCGCGATGTTCAGCGCGGCAAGCTGGTCAGCGTGCCTCAGCCCATTTGCGGAGAGATTAATGGTGAATCCTTCGCGGTTCGCCTTGGCAATGGCTTCCCGGTTCTGCTCTATGGGGCCGCGCTGATTAACTAGAACTGGCTTATGGGTATATGTAAAACCCCGGCGGCCCTTGTTAGCCATTACCAAATCTTCCAACATAGGCGCGGAGATTGCGTCATTCTCTCCAGGCAAATCCCCCGCCTGGTTGTGTCGCCATAGTTGACCTTGGGGCAAACTGGCAACCGCGCGGCGGAAATCTTCCCAACCCGTGCCGCGCTTGCCATCGGTTACTTTCCTCCAATGCATCCCAAGCGGGCCGCCGTTGGCATAGCAACCGCCGCCAGCCTTAAGCGGGCATGAATCTGGGCAAGTATTGGCGGATGTAGTGGAAACCGGGATGGGGCCGGTTTTGGCATTGGATGAAGATAAGGTGAAGTGGATTTGGGTTGTGTTTGTTTGCATGAATAGAGCCTAGTCCAAGCGGGTTGGTTGTGTCAAATTATTTTTATTATATTTTTATGGTATCTTGGGCGAGTGGAAAACCCGCCCGAAGAACTTCCAGAAAAATCAAAGAATGGGAAGGTGGCATTTACCAAGGAAATTGAGGAGAAGTGCCTTGCGGCTTGTTCCTCTGGATTCACTCTCGAAAAGTGTGCTGGCTTGGTAGGCGTTCCAGTTGGAACGATTAAAACTTGGGTGCATAGAAACCCGGCTTTCGGCAGAAAGATGGAAACCGCAAGAAAAAATCACGAGCTAAAACTTTTAAGGGACATCGAACTTGCGGGAGAGAAGTCTTGGCAGGCAAAAGCATGGATGGCCGAACGTGTTTATTCTTATGCCCAACCTTCGGCTAGGTTGCAAGTCTCTGGTGGCGTAGAACATACAGCAGGCGGATCATTTGCCGCACTACTTGCCGGACTTGCATCGAGACGAGCGGAGAAGAAAGCGCAAGTGATTGATAGCCAGGAGGTTAAGCAGATAGAAGATGTCAAAGGTAAATACAATAGCTATTGTGCGACAGATAGTCCGCAACCTATTGCAACCACAATGCCTAAAAATCCTGGCAAGCCTCGTCCCTTAAGGATGAGGAGACGCAAGCCAAGGCAAGAAAGCCTTAAGAAGTGGCCGGTACACGACACCCCCACCCCTACGCCCCCCGCCACCGATTCACACGCATAATACCCCCCAAATAATTGCGCCACAAAACAAAAAGAGGTTATGCCTAAGCGTATTCCCAAGTCAGCCCAAAAGGCACCTGAAGAGGTTTTAGAGCAACTGCTAAACCCTGCGTATTTCGCAGATAAGGTATTGGGCATCAATCTCTACAAATGGCAAAAGGATGTATTGTCAGATATTGAGCCAGTGGACGCTAGAGTGGCTCTACGCGCCGCCAACGGTTCCGGCAAGACTTCCACGGTAATTTCCGGCGTTTTGATATGGCACGCGCTCGTCTACAAGCGTTCTATTGCGGTCACGACCGCCGGGGTCTTCCGCCAGGTCGAGTCCCAGCTTTGGCCGAGCCTACGATCCCACATCGCCAAGCTTGGTGGCCCCTGGGAGGTCACATCCGGCGAGATCCGCTACCTGCACCCTGACGGCAACACATCGCGCATTATAGGCTACTCTGCGACCGATCCTGGCCGTGCTGAAGGCTGGCACGCCGAGAACCACGAAACCGCGCCCCTGCTCATGGTGGTGGACGAAGCCAAGACCGTTGCCGACCCTCTCTTCGAGGCCATCAGTCGGTGCCAACCAACGCGACTGCTAATCGCCTCAAGTCCTGGCGGCTCAAGCGGTGCCTTCTATCGCGCCTTCACCAAAGAGGCGGATATGTGGAAGAAGCACGCCGTGACCGCCTTCGACTGCCCACATATTACCCAGAAGCAGATCGACGAGGTCATCCAGCGGTATGGTGAGAAACACCCCCTGACCCGCTCCATGATCTATGGCGAGTTCGTGGACATAGGCAACGAGAGCCTGATTATTAACCTGAATCAGCTTCAGAACTGCCTTACCAGCCCACCGGACTTCAAGCCTGGCACAAAGATCGCCGGTGTAGACTTTGCGGCTGGTGGCGACTGCAACGTGCTTTGCGTGCGGGATGGGAACAAGGTTCTACCCATCACGGCATGGCGCGAAAGGGATACCATGTCTGCGGTAGGCCGTTTTATTGTCGAGTTCAAGAAACACGGCCTGAGAGCCGAAGACATCTATGCTGACGCAAGCGGCCTTGGTATGCCTATGTGCGATGCCCTGGCCGAGGCTGGTTGGGAAGTGCAGCGGGTCAACTTCGGCTCCACCGCCTACGACACCGATGCCTACACAAACCGCGCTGCCGAGATGTGGTATGGGATGGCAAAGAAGATCGAGGCGGCTGAAATCATTCTGCCCGAAGACGACGAACTGACAGCGCAACTGACCTGCCGCCGTAGCCTGGTTAACTCCAAGGGCAAGCTCGGAGTCGAGTCCAAGGATTCGATGCGAGCCAGGGGACTCGCCAGCCCCGACCGAGCCGATGCCCTTGCCCTCTGCCTTGATGGTGGTAATATCAGTTTCGACTTGACCTTCCCGGTGGAGAAGCCAACGTGGAGGTCATTGCAAGCCTTGATGGAATCGAGTGATCCCGTTATGGCTGGCTTCGACGCAGGAGGTTAATATGAATATTTGGAACTGGATCACTGCAAACTGGACCGAGATTGTTGCCGCCCTTGGTGGCATCGTGCTTGCCGCGCGCATCATTGTGAAGCTGACCCCGACCCCCGCCGACGATTCGGCGTTGGAGAAGGTCGTCAACTTCCTCAAGACGCTCGGACTTCACATTAAATAACTTTAAGTGATCGGTGCGATTCTTAACATCATCGCGTCGATCCTTCGCCTCATTCCAGGCTGGAAAGAGAAACGCATCGACCGCGCCGAAGGCGAGTGGCGCAACAACCGTGATTCCATTGATCGGGATCTTGGCACTGTTGCTTGGTGGGTGCGCGACAACCAATCCCACGACGAACACGACCGGAGCCGTTGAGGCTCTGATGCGCGATGAGAACTACCCTGCTGTTCGCGATTCTTCTCCTGCCGTCCGCGCATGGGCAAAACGCGCTTTGCATTATATCAACGATTTTCAATTTGAACTGAATAGGGAGCGAGAGAAATGAACGCCAAAGACACACGCCGTAACGATTACTACGTCAGGATCATCGAAGCTCTCAACCAGCGCGAGACCTGGGAGAACCGGCAACGGCTGTTTTACCAGGCTCGCTATTTCGGTGTCCGCCGCAAGGTAAAGCCTTGGCCGACCGCAGCCGATCTGCACGTTCAGTTGATCGACACGGCCATTGAGAAGCTAAAGCCTTCCTTTGTCAATTCCGCCATCGGCAACGACATCCTTTCCAGCTTCGTCCCGATGCGCCAGCAGTTGACCCCGCTGACCGTTTCCGCCGAGCGTTGGTTTGATTATCAGATGCGGGAGAAGTCCAACTTCCAGAAGGAGATTGTTTCCGTCATCGATAACATCCTTCTTTATGGCCGTGGTGTTTCCAAGGTGATCTGGAACGAGGATAAGAAGCGTATTGACTTTGAGGCGATTGATCCCTTCCATATTATCGTACCCTCGTACACCAAGGAATTCAAAGATGCCGATTTCATTGTTCACATCATCTCCACGAGCGTCGATTCCTATAAGGCTAACCCCCTTTACAAGCAGGACGAAAACTTTATCAAAATCATTTCGGGTAAGCCGTCCAAATCGGTGGGCCTACGAAGTGAGATTCAGGACGAGATTTACCGCCGTGAGGGAATTACCCAGGAAGCTGAGAATGATCGCATCATTCTTTGGGAAATGTATACGCCCTCCGAAGACGGATGGAAGGTCGAAACTTATAGTCCGCTGGTTGTCACCGAGGATGTAAGGAAGCCGTTCATCCTTCCCTACCGCCACGGCGAACCTCCTTTTGTTGATTTCCCCTATGAAGTCACAGGGGGCGGTTGGTACAGTCCACGGGGAGTTGCAGAAATTCTCCTCCCTGGAGAGAATCTACTCAACAAGCTGAAGAATAGCCTGAGTGATTACGTTGAACTGGCCAACCGACCCGTTTTCGAAGCTCAGAATCCGATCAGCCTCAACACCGCCAACCTCAAGATGCAACCCGGCCAGATCCTCCCGCAGGGTCTCAAGCCGGTGCAGTTCAGCCAACCTCCCTTCGACTTCCAGCGTTTGATGCTGGAGGAGCGGATGCTGGCCGAGGCCCGGATGGGTAATCCCGATTTCGGTGCCGGATCGCAGTACCAGGTTTCCGACCGCAAGACAGCGACAGAGATTTCGGCGTTGCAGGCTCAAGCCGCCGCATCCGGCGATCTTCGTAACCGCATTTTCCGAATGGGGCTGTCCCACCTTTTCAAGCAGTGCTGGTCGCTCTATGTCCAGTACAATAAGCGTGACCTTATGTTCCGCTACGCCGAGGAGACCGGTGCGATGCCGCCAGAGGGTATCCATGAGGAATACTCGATTGAGCCGAAGGGCGGATTGGACTTTATCAACCGCCAATTCTCGCTCCAGAAGGCAGTCGCCCGGATGCAGATGTTCCAGGGCAATCCTTTCGTCAACCAGGGCGAACTGGTCAAGTCTGTCATCGAACAGGACGACCCCAGCCTTGTGCGCCGTCTGTTCCAAGACCCTCAAGCCGGAATGGGCGACCAGGGCGAGGATCAGGCGACCGAGATTGCCACCATGCTTGCCACCGGCTTCCCCGTCCAGATCAAGCCATCCGACGATCACAAGATCCATATCCAAGTTCTATTCCAGTTCAACCAGGCAGCCCAGGCCCGCCAGCAACCCGTAGACCAGGTTGCCATGCAGGCGATCATGCAGCATCTCCAGCAGCACTTGGCTGCCTTGGAGCAGGTTGACCCCAACACATCCCGCGCCATCCAGAAACAGCTTCGTGATGCGGCCAAACAGGAAATGCGTGCTGCCGAGCAGATTGCTCCGCAGGCCGCACAACCCGCCGCTCCGATGCCTGCTTGAAGGTCCCGGTAATGCGACCGCCCTTCCAGCAGGAGGGGTTGGCAAAACTTTGCCAGTGGGCAAACGCGAAAGGCGCAAACGGCAAGGCCGTTGAGATAGGCGCGTATAGCGGCGAGGGTACCGAGGTTATCTCCAAGTATTTCAAAGAGGTTCTGGCGGTCGATCCTTGGATCAACGGTTACGACCTGAATGATGTCGCCAGCCACCAATGCCCGATGAAGTTTGTTTTTGAGGCTTTCCAGAACCGTACCAAGGGTCTTGGTAACGTATCTTTTAGCCGTGGGAAAAGTCTTGACGCTTTGGAGTTCGTTGGCGATGAATCGCTTGACCTAATCTATGTTGATGGCGATCACAGGTATGAAGCGGTTGTGGCAGACATCCAGGGGTGGAAGCCGAAACTGCGTAAAGGCGGGGTGCTGGCTGGACACGATTGGTCCTTCCAGGCTGTACAGAAGGCTTTATCCGAGACTCTTGACGGCAAGGAAGTCGCGCTTTTCCAAGGCGACTCCTGGGCGTTAGTGGTATGAGAAAGCTTAAAGCCATACTGTCCTTCATCCGCAACCAGGAGTGGGTGGACGAACCCAAGTGGGAGGATGAGGACGAGAAGGCTTGGACTGCCTTTCTTGGAACCCCAACCGGCAAGCGGATTAGCCTTATTTTGCTTAATCTAACACTGCGCCAAAACTCATCTGCGGTTATGAAAGAAGGACAGAAACTTGCAGAGGCTTGTGGTTATGCTAAAGGGTTTAGAGGTTGTGTTGCGGTTCTCGAATCGCTCGCAACCCAAAAACTTAACTCCGCCATCTCAGGCTATGGGGATGGATCGGATGAACCAGTAGCCGATTAACCTCACCGCCGAATGACTCCCGGCGAATGGGTGTAAGAAAGGGTCAAATGGCTGATTCGAATAACCTGACGGAAGCGGATATTCTGGCGATGGCGCAAGCGGCTGACGAGGGACGGGACTACAATCCCACTCCCAAGGAAGACGAAAAACCCAAAGCTGAAG